GTGGGATAGGTTTGCCAATCCGATAGCAATTGGGTTGGATGCCACCAAGTTTGACATGCATGTTAGTGTGCCAGCGTTGCGATATGAGCATTCTTTTTACCAGCACTTGTTTCCCCGGAGCAAGGATTTACGCTGGTTATTGAAAATGCAGCTTCGCAACAAAGGGCTGGCACGCGCATCAGATGGAACTGTAAAGTTTTCCATGGAAGGTACGAGATGTTCTGGTGATTTGAATACTTCACTAGGCAACTGTCTCATCATGTGCGCACTCGTATGGGTGTATGCACGTTTGCGAGGCATTGACATTGAACTGGCCAATAACGGTGATGATTGTGTCGTCTTCATGGAAATGGAAGACGAAGCAGCATTTACCGCGGGTCTTAATGAATGGTTTGTGTCAAAAGGATTTGCCATGGCTGTTGAGCCAACGGTGGATGAGTTCGAACGAGTGGAGTTCTGCCAAAGCAGACCTGTTCAGTTGAGCACAGGTTGGCGCATGGTGCGCAACATTAGTGCTTGTCTCAACAAGGATCCCATGTGTTTGATCAATATTCCAAATGATAAGGTATACAAGAAGTGGCTGTCGGCAGTTGGGACGTGCGGCAGTCAATTAACTTCGGGTGTACCTTTATTGTCAGCATTCTACGACATTTTTGTTCGTGCTGGCACCGTGTGTAGTGAAGGTATGATGAGGGAAGTATTTAAAAACCGTTCGCAGTTGCACTTAGCGCAAGGATTGAGTACCGCAGTCATTGATGCACGTTCGCGTGTGTCTTTGTATTATGCTTTTGGTATTCTACCCGATTTACAAGTTGCAATAGAAGGGTTTTATCACCAAGTTGGAGTCGGACCGTTAGAAAGTACTCCAATCGACCGAGAGTGGTTGGTTGTGAGTCCGGGGTTTAATATTGTTGTATAGTCCGACAACAATGGTGAAGCTACGTCAAAAGACGAATAAAACGAAACGCACTAAAGCAAAGAAACAAGTGCAAAAGAAAGAAATGACGCTGCTGGGAGCAGCATTGAGAGGTCTTGGAGGCCTTGGTGGTGGTGCCATTGGCTCCTTGTTTGGGTCACCAAGCACAGGTAATGCCGTTGGTTCATCACTTGGCGGTGCAATTAGCCGCTGGTTGGGTTCTGGAGATTACACAGTTTCCACCAACTCAATTGTCAAGCAGTCCCTCAAAGCTGCATCATCTATTCCGATGATGCACAATGATGGGCAAACGGTAGTCATTAGACACCGTGAATACCTTGGTGAAATCCGTAGTTCTACTGCATTTACCGTGCAGGCGTCTTACGAGTTGAACCCTGGTAATTCTGTGACATTTCCTTGGTTAAGTGGGATTGCCAATAAGTTCCAGGAATTTAAATTCCGGGGCGTGGTGTTTCACTACATTCCAAGTAGCGGCTCTGCCATTTCAGGTACCTCTCCATCCCTTGGTACTATTATGCTCCAGACGTCTTACCGGTCGTCTGATGTTGCTCCAAGTTCCAAGGTTGAGATGTTGAATGAGTATTGTGCCAATGAAGTTGTGCCTCATGAGCCTATGGCTCACCCAATTGAGTGTGATCCGAAAGAGAATCCATTTAATGTCATGTATGTACGCACTGGTTTACCACCTTCTGGTGATTCCAAGCTGATGTATGACCTAGGTGTCACCCATGTTGCAACCACTGGTCAATTGGCTAGTGGTAACGCCATTGGAGACATGTGGATTTCTTATGAGGTTGAATTAAAGAAACCGATTGTGGCTAGTAATGTCACTAGTGAAGTTTTTAGCACTCAGTATATTTTTGATGGCATCACGGATGTCGCGAACCTTTTTGATCCAACTAAGATTGTGTCCTATACTGGCAACATTATTGTTGTCACTCCGGGCAGCAATGTGTTGACAATTCCTGCTGGACGCGGTGGTCGTGTTTTGATTGTGTTGCGCCATTTTGGTGCCGCCAATTGGACAGCTACCACTACTTCTTCGAATGCAGGCTCTTTGTCGAATTGCACGCTGGCACCATGGTGTGCTGGCACTAACACTGCTGCCAATGGCACGAACTGTACAGCATCATCTTTAGGTTCCGCATTCACTGCGTTTGCTGTTGATGTCACTGACACAACTCGACCTGCGAGTTTCCGTGTGGCGAATCCTGTTTTAACAGGTAATACCACTTGGTCGACTTATTTGACGGCCACTCGCATTGACCCAACTTTTATCTTTTAGTCATTTATCTTTAATCATTTGTTTTCTATTGTTTTGTGTGCCGTTTTCGTATTTGTAGGGACAGGTAGTCCCAAGTATACTGCGTATCACGTATAGCCGCTGCCGGTGTATCATGTTGTAACGTTCAACAACATGTGTGGACATCACCGGGTGAAGGAGAACGATACTTGATCCGCATGTATAGCCTAAGAACTACAATGCGAATATATCGGAAAACTGTTTACAAGATCTGGCGGTCCAGCGCCACAAGGTCAGCAACTGTGTTGCACTTAGAAGCTGGAATGTGTTCCCAAAATCTTCGGTGGGGGGGATCGACACCAATACACAACGTTGAAAGAC